GAAACTGCTCAAATGCTTAGTACCGCTCAACGTGTGTATAACGGTGAGGACTGGTGTGACCTTAACGGTATCTATAAAAAAGCGTATCTTAATCACCCTTGTACTATATGGGCTAGGGAAAGTGTTCAAAACTATACGTGGCTATACTATCACTTTTTTGCTTTATGTAAGGAGTACGAAACTAGGTACGATAGGGAACATCTTAGTTTTACTAAGCTTAATGATAAATTACGTCTAGCCCCTAAAGGCATGCCCGACAGCGGTAAAACTGCTATGCCACAGGCTATGCCCGACCAGTATAAAAACCCTGACCCCGTTAAAGCTTACCGTGATTACGTAGTTAATGAAAAACATTACGCACAGTGGAATAAAATACCAGACAGGCAACCAGTATGGTGGCAACGTGCGTCCTAGTAGTGCTAAGGCTAAAGGTCGTAAACTACAGCAGTGGTTTGCTACTAAGTTAGTAGAGATACTAGGTCTTGACCCAGAAGATTTAGAAAGTAGACCTATGGGTAGTCAAGGTGAAGACATTATAATGGGTAAACAGTCTAGGAATATATTCCCTTACTCTATAGAGTGTAAAAACCAAGAAGCTGTAAATGTATGGAAAGCCTATGAACAAGCTGAAAGTAATTGCGGTAAATACGAACCTTTAGTTGTTATAAAACGTAACCGAAGTAAACCGTTAGTACTAGTAGAAGCTGAGTATTTTATTAAACTACATGAGGAGTAACATGAACGAAAGAAGAGTACAAGACTTTAATGATTTTATGATAGAACGTCATAATATTTTCATAAGAAAGGAGATAAACAATGAGCCCTACCCTTGGAGCAATGATAGTATTCTTACTGAGTACAGCTTTTGTAATGTGTATCGTGAGTTAGATAGAGTTACTATATGGATACGAGAAAACTGGAGAGAGCCTTACGCTGACCACCCTAACCTACCTTTTGCTATGGCTATGGCTAGGCAAATCAATTGGCCAGATACCCTAGAAGAAATAGGTTTCCCTATAGAGTGGAGACCTGACCATGTAAAAACTATAATGCAAGAACGTATGGCTAAGAAACAAAAGGTATATACTGGGGCATATATGTTAACTGGTACGTTAGGCGGAACTAAAGTAGAACAAACAGTTGACAAAATACTAACCCCACTATATGCTAATTTTCCTTGTGACTTTAGTAGTTTAGAAAATAGCTGGAAAAGTTTTTTACCTTACGCTGGGTTTAGTGACTTTATGTCCTACGAGGTAGTTACTGATTTACGCCATACTAAATGGCTAGAAAAAGCCCCTGACATAATGACTTGGGCTAATCCTGGACCAGGAGCAATGAGAGGGTTAAATAGAATATTCGGTAGACCGTTAGACAGTAAGCAGAAAAAACCTTTGTTCATACAAGAAATGAGAGACTTACTAGCCTTACTAAATAACACACCGTTACCTTTAGAAATGAGAGACATAGAGCATTGCCTATGTGAGTTTGATAAATATGAGAGGACACGTTTAGGTCAAGGTAGACCACGTTCCAGATATAAACCCCGTGAATATGAGGAGGACATACTATAATGATTATTTATATTCCAACTAGAGGCAGAGCACACGATCAAGTGACCCTGTCATATTTTCCTGAGGAGATGCGTAAAGACGTAGTCCTAGTAATTGATGATGATGAGGAGCATTTATATAAAGACAAATACGATTGTAAGTATATGGTTATTCCTTCTAGTATAAAAGGCATATCGGGTAAACGTCAATACATACATGAGAATACTACCGACCCTAAAATAGTTATGTTAGATGATGACTTACGTTTTTACATACGTAAATCTCCTACTGACTGGCATTTAAGATATATAGAACCTGAAGAATATCCTGCGTTATTCGGGTTACTTGATAAATGGTTAGATGATTATGCCCATGTAGGGGTAAGTGCTAGGGAAGGCAATAACCGTGTAGAACACTTATCAGTTGAAAACACTAGGTACATGAGGGTGTTAGGGTATAACCTAGATATGTTTGACGGTATAGAATTAGCGAGGACTAAAGTTATGGAAGATTTTGATATTAACTTACAGCTACTACGTCAAGGTAAAGCTAGTAAGATTAGTTATTATTACGCTCAAGGTCAAAAGTCATCTAATGCAGCTGGTGGTTGTAGTGAGTGGCGTACTGAAGAAATACAATCAGAAGGTGCTGAGTTACTTCATAGTTTACACCCTGACTTTGTTAAAATAGTAGAGAAAGAAACTAAAACGGCATGGGGTGGCGGTATACGTAAAGACGTAAACGTTCAATGGAAAAGAGCCTACAACAGTGGGATAAATAAACAATCAGGGGAGTTATTTTAATGGATGTAATAAATTGTAGAAATGTAAATGATGGCTTTATAAAAGCTATGGATATGCTATCTTTTGATCAGCAAGATATAAGAGAAAGTAGGGCGGGTAACGTAATAGAACATGACGTACCAGTATCTACAGTATTTCAAAAACCTTACGAAAGAGTATTATTTGAAGAAATACGAGACGCTAATCCTTTCTTTCATTTTATGGAAGGGCTGTGGATGTTAGCTGGGCGTAATGATTTAGAGTTTGTTAAACAATATAATCAGCGTATGTCAGAATATAGTGATGATGGTAAAACACTTCATGGTGCTTACGGCTGGAGATGGATAGATTATTTTCAAAAGTCTCCTGTTAGTAAAATAAACCAACTAGAAATTATAATCAGAAGGTTAAAAGAAGATCCTACTGATAGAAGGTGTGTACTACAGATGTGGGATCCCGTACAAGACCTTGACCGTAAAGGTGTAGATGTACCATGTAATACTACTATCTATTTTAAGGTACGTAACAATGAGTTACTGATGACTGTTTGTAATAGGTCTAACGACGCTATCTGGGGCACATTCGGGGCTAATATAGTACATATGTCTATGCTACAGGAATACGTAGCTAGTGCTTTAGGTATTAGTATAGGGGCTTATACTCAGGTTAGTGATAGTTTTCATGCCTATACTAAAGTGTTTGAAGATATGCATAGTCACTTAGAAGAAGCAGACGCTTTTGATTTTTATTCTATGAAACATTTTGAAAACCCATATGAAAATAGAGGCATTAATTATTACCCTATGGTAAATACTGATAGCATAGAAGACTGGAATAATGAACTACATAAGTTTTTAGAACGTAAACCTTTTGAAGATATGGAGTTTGATGATATTTTCTTTAGCCACGTAGCTGCACCTTTACAAGATGCATGGTTTTTACATAAACAAGGTGAAACTGATGACGCTATGTCTGAAGTTCAAAACTGTATAGCAACAGACTGGGCAACCGCAGGTTTTGATTGGCTTATGAGGAGGGCTAAGTGAGTGATAAGATATACCAATGGTCCTACAGTAGATTAAGTACCTTTGAAAAATGTCCTAAGAAAGCACACTATGCCTATGTTAAGCGTATTAAAGAGCCAGGCAATAAGGCTATGGATAGAGGTAAAGATATACACACTATGTGTGAAGATTATATAAGAGGTAGGTATGATGAAATACCTAAACAGTTAGCAGACTTTGAAGAAGCTTTTGACGTACTAAAAGACCTTCACCTTAAAAGTTATGTAACTTGTGAGGGTGACTGGGCTTTTGATATAGACTGGAAACCCGCACCTTGGTTTGGTGATACTACATGGGGCAGGGCTAAAGTAGATGCCTTTGTACATATAGACGGTACAGATACCGCAAGAGTTATAGACTTTAAAACAGGTAGATACGATGGTAATCAAGAGGTACATAGAGAGCAGTGTGAGTTATATGGTGCGGTAGTATTAGAACGTATGCCTGAGATAAAAACTATTACTACTGAACTCTGGTACTTAGACCATGGCAAAATAGATAGGTATGAGTATAGTGCGGACAATATAGTACATAAGCAAAAGAAACTAAATGACCGAGCTATAGCTATGACTACTGCTACTGAGTTTCCAGCTAAACCTAGTACGATGGGTTGTAAGTGGTGTTATTTCGGTAAAGAAAAAATGTGTAATGATAGGTATGAATAATTTAATAACATATACGGAGGTATATAAATGGAAGGAAGTGATTTCGGTTTTATAAAGAAACTGGCAGAAAGTGACGTAACGGCTTTAGTTAGAGCCCAAGAAAGTTACGGCGATAGTTGGCGTAGTAGGGGTGGCGTTGGTGCCTTTATGATGTTAGCCCGTAAATGGGATAGGATAGAAAATCAAGTAGGTAATGATAAATACGACGTATTTAAAACTATAACTGATGACCCTAGTAATGACGGCATACTAGATGATATACGTGACTTACGTAGATATTTATTACTAGTAGAAGCACACGTCAGTAGAAAAATATAGTGATAAGAGGAATAACATTCGGGGCTTTTGATTTATTCCATGCGGGACATGTATTAATGTTAGCTGAGGCTAAAACTGTGTGTGACCACTTAACAGTATGTATTCAAAAAGACCCTAGTATAGACAGACCCACAAAGAATCATCCTATACAGAATATAGTAGAAAGACAAATACAGGTAAAAGCCTGTCGTTATGTTGATGACATATTAGTGTATGAAAGAGAGTCTGAATTACGTAATATACTAAGGGGCGTACAGTGGGACATAAGAATTATAGGTGAAGAATACTTTAAAAAACATTTTACTGGTCGTAAAGAGTTTGGAGTTAAAAAGATACATTGGAATAAAAGAACACATGAGTTCAGCTCAACCGAGTTAAGGAATAGAGTATGTCAAGACAAGTAAGTTTATTTACGCCCGAGGTGGATTGGTCACCTCCTAGCAGTTTACCTGACCTAAGTGGATATAGTGAAGTAGCTGTTGACCTAGAAACATACGACCCTTTGTTGATGTCTCATGGTCCGTCTTGGGCTTTTCCTGATGCTGGTTACATAACAGGCATAGCTATAGCCACCAAAGATTTTAATATGTATTTTCCTATACAGCATGAAGGTGGCGGTAATTTAGATAAGGGTTTAGTTTTAAAATGGATGACTAAGCAAATGAGTTACGAAAATGATAAGATATTTCATAACTCTTTATATGATATGGGTTGGCTTAAACGCTACGGTATAAAAGTAAACGGTACTATACATGACACTATGTTCGCAGCCCCACTAATAGATGAGAATCAGTATAGCTACTCTCTTAATAACTTAGGTGAAAAATATTGTGGTGAAACTAAAGACGAAAGTTTATTAATTGAAGCAGCACAAGCATACGGGTTAAATCCTAAAAGCGAGATGTATAAACTACCCGCTAGGTATGTTGGTCCATACGGTGAGCAAGACGCTGGGCTTACTTTAAAACTGTGGGGAGTATTTAAAGAATTATTAAAGTCAGAAAACGTTATTAAAATATATGACCTTGAAACTTCTTTAATACCTATATTATTAGACATGAGGCACAAGGGCGTACCAGTAGACCTAGACGTGGCTGAAACTGTAAGTAAAAAACTAAAGAAAGAAGAAGACCAAATACTAAATAGTATACATAAAGAGTTTGGTGTTAAACCTGACCTATGGGCAGCACAATCAGTAGCTACCGTATTTGATAGGGCAGGGTTAAGTTACCCACGTACACCTAAAACTAACGCACCTTCTTTTTCAGGTGACTGGCTAGAGGCTCATGATCATAAGTTAGCTAACAATATAGTAAGAGCACGTAAGCTTAATAAAGCTAGGACTACTTTTATAGATAAAATGATATTAGAGCATAACGTAAACGGTAGAATACACGGAGAACTTCATCCTTTACGTAGCGACCGTGGTGGTACAGTAACGGGTAGGTTCAGTAGTAGTAACCCTAACTTACAACAAGTACCAGCCCGTAACGAAGACATAGGACCACTTATACGTAGTATCTTTGTACCAGAAAAAGACCATTACTGGGGGTGTTTTGATTACTCTCAACAAGAACCTAGACTAACTGTTCATTATGCTTCGGCTACAGAACAAGAAGGTGCAGAAGAAGCAGTAGATGCTTATCGTAATAAAAACGCAGACTTTCATCAGGTAGTAGCAGACATGGCTAATATAAGCCGTAAAGAAGCTAAGATTATTAACTTGGGTTTAAGCTACGGTATGGGTAAAGACAAGCTGGTTAAACAATTAGATTTATCCATGCAAGAAGCAGAAATATTATTTGACACGTACCATAAACGAGTACCCTTTATTAAGGGGTTACGTGACCAGTGTGCTAGGCTAGGGGCTAACCGTGGATACATTACTACTATAGCTGGTCGTAAATGTAGGTTTAATCTATACGAGCCTAGGAATGAAAGAAAACCAGCATACCCCTATGATAAAGCAGTTACTGAGTATGGCAGTCAAATTAAAAGAGCTTTTACATATAAAGCTATGAATAGACTTATACAAGGCTCAGCAGCAGATATGACTAAACAAGCTATGGTAGAGTTATACAAAGAAGGTATACTCCCACATACTCAAGTACACGATGAGTTAGATATTTCGGTTACTGACCCTGACCAGTGTGAATTAATTATGCAGGTTATGTCAGATTGCACACCTTTATGTGTTCCCAATAAAGTTGATGCTGAGGTAGGTAGAAGTTGGGGAGAAGCAACAGTTCATTATAAGGAGTTTTTTAATGAGTAAACGGATAGAGAAAGAAAAAATGTATTCTGAGATAGTTTCTAATTCAAAGAAAGGTAAAACTCTCGAGCAATTAGGTATTGAGTATGGTGTTACTAAAGCACGTGCGTGGCAGATTGTAAGATTCACTCAAATAGGTCAAGGTGATTACTATACAGGATATAAAATGTTTATGGACAAGAAGTCAGAGATAGACGGCACACCTGACCTTACAACTAAAGAAAGAAGTTTTCAGCTTAGAAGCTGGTTAAACTCTCTTAACGTAAGGCTAATAAAGGGTAAGTATGACGAACAACCGAGTCATTAGCATTAGTTTGAATATGCTAGTATTGACTAGCGACCTATAGTTTAATAAAGGTAGTTAAATTATTAGGAGATAATATGTTAGAATTAAACGGTGACGTGTGGAAACTAGCCGAGGAAGGCGGTTACTACTTAGAAGATATGGATAATATGCGAATGGCTACAGCTTTGATAGGTTTAAAATTAGAAGCAGGTACTAAGTCAGGTGATATGGGTCTTAAGTTTACTAGAGTGTCAAGCTTTAAAGTATTAAAAGAATACTTTTACGGTTTAAAGAAAAGTAAAAAAGACGCATACAAACAATTAGTAGAAGCAGGTATTTACGACCACTATTTAAACAATGCATCCAGCGTATAGCACATATTTTGTATACTTTTTACCTGACCTACCTAGTCAGGTATTAAAGTTTGATATGACTGAAATGCATAAAGTTAAAGGAGGAGGTATTTATATAGGTGACCCTATGAAGATGTCCCCTTCTTTAGCTATACACCAAGCTGAACGTTGGTACAAAGAACATACAGGTAAAACTAAGAAATTTAAAACTGCTAAATGTGGACAGATAGCCTTATACAAAATACTGAGTAAAAAAGCTAAACCTTTAACCGAGAAAGATATGAAAAATTTATACAAAAACCATAAGGTAGATATACCTAAACCCAATAACTATTGTAAAACTGTGCGTGGTCGTGACCCATACGATACTACTCAAATTCTAATAAGAACAGACAAAGTACCCATGAGCCAAAACAATAAAGATAGACTGCTTAATTACAAAGGCAGACCCAGCATTCAGAAAGTTTTAGATAAAGGCATACTTACTTTAAATGATATTAAGTATGATATAAAGCTAGGTTATATTACTAGGGGATCCTAGTTTTAAGCTTACTGTAAGCCCGTATAAGCCCTTGAGTTTAATACTAGGTACTAAGGCTTACCTTTAAAACTCATAGCGTCATAGCCCTTAATTATTTTTTGATTTTCGTTTACTTATATACCTATCGTATATATTATATTAACTATATATTTACTTAAGGAGTACTATATGAAAGAAGATATTACAATGATATACGCACCCAACTTTGCCCTTGAACCACACTGGGTTGTAAGCTACGGTAGTGCGTCATTAGATGACCGTGAAGAAATTATATGTTACCATCAAACAGAAGTAGAAGGTGCCTGTAATTTAGTAGACCAAAGATACAACCCTGATACTATTTATGTATTCAAAAGACCTGATGAAAAGCAAGACGCTTACTTTTGGAAGGGCGGTATGTTATCGGTAAACGGTANGTAGCNTGGAAATAACATCAGAAATACCTTTACCTAGTCTTGAGTCTCGGTTTAAACAAAAATATCATTTTTACAAACTAGGCGTAGGNGACAGTTTTTCTGTACCTTATACTAGTGAAGCTGATATTGCTAGGTTTAGAGCAGCAGTAAGTGCTTACACAACTCGTAATCAGAGAGTTTTTACCACACGTACTACCATAGAAGACGGTGAAAAGTTTTGCAGAGTGTGGAGAGTTGAGTGAATAAAAAAACTTACACAGATCAAGATGCACTACAAGATTTAGATTTTAAACCTAAAGTTATGACCTTTGAATTATTAAGGTATGCTAATGAAAAAGCTTCCGATTCAGGTTATAATCGAATAATAGATTTAGATAGTTTTGTAGAGACCGTAGGACTACATGGTATTGACCCTAAAACTGCACACTTTCCTGTTAAACCTTTATTGTTACACGAACACGCTAAAGGTATTTCAGCTGAGCCACACATGAGGGTTATGATAATAGGACCGATAGGAATATCAGTGATACTAGATTGCCCCTTAGAAATTTACGCTAAACTACCTTACATAGACCTAGTAACTGGAGACCATATAAAAATAAACTGATGGAGGAAAAAGTTTCATATCTACGTTGTACCGCTCCTAAGTGTGACAACCCTTTAATAGGTCAAAGAAGAAAGTATTGTTCCTATATATGTTCACGAAAATCACAAGAACATAGCTATAAAGAAGTCTATAGTGCTATGGATTGGGCTGGTGGACCTAGAGGTATGATAAGTGCTAGTTCAGTTAAAAAAGATGAAAGTTTTGTCGGCGGTAATGACCGTTGGTGTAATCATGATTACGGTATAGACCCAGATATATTTGAGATAGCTGTACAGAACCATGAGAATTTAATGTTAGCTAGAGCAGAACATGAAGCTATGGTTGTGTATGATGGTTTAAATATATTTAAAGAATCCTATAATCAAAACCATGAAACCTCTTACGAAACAACTCAAGCTAGAAAACAAGAAGTAAACCTAACAGAAGATGAAAGAGAACTAAGAAACTTAAAACAAAAAAATGCTAGTAAAGAGTATTACGCTAAAAATAGAGAATATTTATCTGAGCGTCAGAGAAAAAGATACGCAGAAAATATAGAGAAATACAGGAGATACAGCAGAGAGTATTATGCAAAAAACAAAAACAAATCTAACCCCTAAACAGGAAAAATACGCTCAAAACGTAGCTAAAGGTATGAAGAAAAAAGACGCTGCCATACAGGCAGGATACAGTGAAAAAAACGCCACACGTGCTGGTTATGTTCTTGACTCAGAGGCTAACCCTTTAGTCAAGCAAAGAATAAACGCACTACAAGAAAAAGCAGCAAAGAAAGTAGAACTCAATTTATCTACTCATCTTGTCGATCTTAAAGATATACGAGAAGGAGCAATACGTAACGGGGCATGGTCTGCTGCGGTAACTGCGGAAGTTGCTAGGGGTAAAGCAGCAGGACTTTATGTAAACCGTAGTGAGTTAACAGTAAACAGAGTTGATACTATGTCTAAAGATGAAGTTTTAGAACGTATGAAACAATTATATTATGACACCGGAGGAGTATTACCAGCAGGTAAAATCATAGAAGGTGAAGTTGAAGAAGGAGAAGACGAAGATGAACTTGAAAAGAGAGAGAAGAGAAATACAAAGAGTACAAGTAAAGTTGGATAAAGCTAAAGAAATAGTGAAATATTACGAAGAAATACTGTTTTGTTTAAAAGCTTATGAAGCAAAATTAATAGAGGGAAAAGATGGCTAATTGGCACGGTGGTAAGGGCAGTAGAAGACGCCCAGAAGATACAGATAAAATAAAAAACAATTGGGATAAAATATTTAAAAAGAAACCGCAAATCAGTGGTTTAGCAGAAAGATTACTAGAGCGTTCTTTACAAAGAAAAGCTGATAAACTATTTAAAAAGGATCAATAATGGATAGGTCAAAACCTTACAGAATTAAAAACACTATGTTAGCCATACAGTCAGACTGGATGATTAATAAAACTACTTTGGCTATGGTACAAGACGCTGAACCTGAACTTATAAAATTTCATAATAGTGACGGTACTCAAGAATTAAAAATACCTTTACAAGAATATATAAAAGAAGAACTACCTGACGTTTACTCAGTGCCTTTGTTTACCCCTGACTTCTGTGATATGATGTTAGATGAAATAAAAAACATGGAACTTTATTTAGGGTTTAAAGAAAACTCAGACGAGGACGAGTTACGACAAATACCAGAAATTAC